CATAGTCGTAAAGTCTATCTTGTCGGCTGTAATAGACCCATCTTTGAGTGCGTCTTTTGTAACACTGTCTTTGGCTATACTCTCAGCCCCTACAGCACCTTTTTTTAGAGAACCGTCGCTGTTATGAGATTCTAGCATTGCCTCGGCTAGGTCTTGCGCCCAGCTGGCAGTAGGACCAGCTTGAACAATATCTCCAACTAAGTTGCCATCATCTATTGCGTTATTCTGGATTTGTAAACTAATAATCTGACCAGTAGCCTTATTTGCCATACCCTTCCAGTCTTTCTGGCTACCTGGGACCACTTTACCAGTTGAGTCTACCCTGTATGTCATAAAATGCACAGCAGTATCTTCAGTCCAACCAGTCAAACTATCTACAGATAGAGTGTCAGAGTTTGCGGGTCGTGGGGTAACTGCTCGTGCTACGTTAGGATTGCTACCATCTTTTACTTTTGTAATTTTGTCACTAACACTTGCCATTTTATTATTCCTCCTTTAGCTTTGGTCTTTCGTGCCAATATTTACGTATTCAAATACCACTCGCGATATGCTGTAACTTACGCCAGGGTCTGATGAACTCCAGCCGTATTGCACCCAGTGAGCGTCTTCATCCACCTCCAGCTCTACTTCTTCGCTGGCAGAGTTAAATGTTTCAGGTACGCCCTTCACCTCGCTCCACCCAATAGAGCTCCAACCAACGCCAGGTTCACTCCATCCAGTACGGCTTGAGGATGCTCCGAAAAATCTTGTCTCCGTAAATGTCTGCAATCCGTCTTCTGTTTTAATGGTGGCGGTAAGATTAATGCGCCCTTGAGGTCTGAGTAGTACAAATACTACCTTCAATACACGCGCCCAATCCCTTCCAGTCTCTTCAAATCGTAATTGACCGCTTTGTGCGCTAGTGTTAAACGGCTTACCGTCGTCAACTGTAGTTGCACCCTTAGACAACTCGACTATCTTGTTCCCTTGAACTATTAAGAAGTGAGTTATACCTGAGTTGTCGTTATATAGTGTCATCCAGTCAGCACGAATACTCCATGGCTTCATCCATGCACCTCTACGGTCGGTGTCATAAATCCATATCTGGTTGTTGTAGTCAGCGGCAACAGGTAGCGCCCAATAGACGCGACCTTCAAATGCCAACCCTACGGCTTTTTCTATAGCTTTACTGTTTAGGTTGCTAATAGCATCTTGAATAGTGTTAGTAATTCGTCTTGTAGATAGGACGTTCTGTAATTGTGGTAGAGTTCCTGTAGTATTAAATCCGCCACGGCTTGGATATAGTAGGTCGTTATTGTAAATGACTACAGCGTCAGGGCTATCTGTACCGTCAGCACCAGTATCTTCTTGTACTTGCCAGACAGTAATAGTATCCTCACCGTAAGTAATGTTTGTTGGTGTAATATAGAATCGTTTACCAGTACCGTTTGTGCCGTTAGCTAGGACCGTTACTTTAGGATCGCCTTTACCATCTCGATATGGTCGTACTGCAAATGGCACTTCCTTGGTACCATTCCCTACTGGTGTATATCCACCGCCATATCCAGGTGAGAAGTCTAGCTCATGCCCATAATCACCACCACGCCATACATAGAATTGATTATCTTTATCGCCAGTCATCCATATACGGCCATTGACTACATCGGCTCGTGTTGCTTTTGGACCAGCCGTGTTATTGTCTTTTGGTAGAGGCACAGACATGTCTAGGCTACGCGATCCATTGTCTACAAATACTGTCTGATCCATTGGCAGTGCGGCAGCTAGACGGTAAAGTGTAGGCTCTCCACCACCGTCAACACCAACACCACAATAAATATTCCATGACTTAGCTTCTGTACTATCTGGACGCTTGACCGACAGGTTGTGTTTTTCACCGTTCCACATATCTCGGTCTGTAGAGATTGCTTGAGATAATAGAGGTGATCCTGCGGTTTCACCAACAGTAGAGTTAAAAGTAACTGCATAAAACACCTTAAATCCTGTACCAGTTAGTCCTACGTTTTTATCTAGTATTGGCTTTGCTGGATCTGATATTTTCTGAAATGCTACTATCTTCTTTGTCGGTATATCCAAGTAGCTAAGAGTATCTTCTCCATTCATAACTAGAAGGTTGTTGCGTATCTGCTTGAAATGACCGCGGGCGGATTCGTGATATTCTTTACCTTCTACAACTTGCCACGCTAGGTCTTCACCCTTAGCTATACATAGCTTTGTTTTGCCGTTTATTCTTTGAAGACAGGCTAGCCAGTTTACAGATCCGTCTTTTGTAGTGCTACGAAATTCAGCCAATTCACCTAAGACTGTTCCTAATGGCTGGGGACCGTATTTAGCAGTACCATGTCGCACAGTAATGACAGAGTCCTGATCCAATATCATATTCTCAGACGACCTTAAACCTCTTAGCGGTGAGCGACCATCATCAAATGCAGTGACTACGCCGTTTGTCCAATCCTCAACTGACAGCCGCTGTATTTTTGGTGCTTTAGTATTGCTAGGGGGTTTTAGCATATGTCAGACACTCCTGGAATCATATTTAGAGGTGCATATCTAGCTTGGCTAGCATTATTCTCTATCATTTTTTCCATTAGCTGGTTGGCTTCATTGATGAGATTGCCATATTGGTTCTGTAAAAGAATGTCGTTGCGTGCATATTCAGCCGCACACATCACCACTAGCCACATTGGATTGTCTACTGGGACCATATCGCTTGGGCTTGCTAGCAGTGGGGCGCGTAAATATACAGGTATTGTTATTTGACCTCCAAGTACTGGGTCGTCACTTCGTATAGGATCGATAAACACCAGCTTATTACCAGAAATAGTGCAACAGTCTTGTCCCTTATACATTCCCGCTTGCTCTGGTGGCACTGTAGTGTATTCTTTAATCTGATTGTCTTTTTTGACCTTTATAGTGTCGCCGTATACGGTGCTTACCTTGGCAACCTTAGTAAAGTCAATTTCATATTCCTGATCCGTCGATAGTGTTCCGATATTGTAATTAGGGTCATATAAAGACTGCCAATCAACATTAGGTTCACTTTGCCATACAGGGATATACATGTTAGCAATACCTAGTATTTTCTGGTATTTCTTGTCTGTTTCTGGTAGGTTGCGCACCTTACCAGTAGCTTTCAGCATGACTGCCGATATAAGTTGCGTAGTGTTCATGGCGTTTTTCCTAAATTAAAAACACGGAGCCGGCTTATTATTGCCAGACGCTCCGTGTTCTTTAGGTCACGCTGTTTTCTGCTTATATTATATCATAATTATCACTATTATGCTTTCTTAATGCGGATTCGCGTGTTTTTACTGGTGCTTGCACCATTCCACTTTTTTAATGTATTAGTTATCTGTTTTTGAGTGTTAGTCTTGCTTATTAGGTTTTGTCCGATTTGGTTTATACTTGTGTTTTTTGCGGATGATTCGTTAGCTTTTGGTGCAGAAGATGTTAGACCCATACTCTTAGCGGTTGCAGAAGCTAGTGGAGATGTGCTACCACCGCCGCTTGACCTACCACCTCTTCGTCCTCTACCTCTTCCGTTACCTGAGCGTCCAGAGCCACCTGAGGTATCTTTGGTTATCTTATTGCCGTCAGTGTCAAACTGAGTAGCATTAAGGGCGCGTGCTTCCTGTTTAGTAATGTAACCTTCTGCACGTAGCTTATTGATTACACCATTTTTAGCAAACATTTGTCCTGTAATACTCTTTCGGCGACCATTGGCTAGTTCTTGTATTAGATCCTCGTGTGATGATTCTTGAGCCTTTTGACGCCAGTAATTGTCCATCAGACTTACTTCATTATGGGATGTCATCGCACCGTACTCAATTTGATCCTTTGTATATCCAGATTCTTTGTAGTAGCGCTCCTTTACCCAGTCTGGCAAGTCTTTGTATTTACCAGTCATCATATTGACGGCAGTTTTAGCTTTATCTACCTTTTCTGTACCGTTCTGCAGTTTATTTAATGTTGCATTGAATGAAGTAAACTCTTTTTTAATAGTTGACGTTTTATCAATGTCATACGCCTTCATCCAGTTGCGATATGCTTCATCGCCTTGTCCTTGGGATTGAGCAAGCTTTTTATATACACCTTTTTCTACGTTACCATTCTTGTTTACTAGCAATCCGTCTTGGAATGTATAGTCGCCCTTCTTTAGCTTCTTCTTAATTGAAGCGGCTTCTTTCTTGCTTAGTCCTTGTAGGTCTATTTGATTATCTGTTGCTTGTTTTTGTTGTGGATTATTGTTGGTTGGCATGTTTATTTGCATACCATTAGACGCGTTAGCGACTAGACCGCCAGCCTTAAACATATTAACCCACGAGTTCTTTCCTTCTTCTACTTGCACTGGTATTAGTGCGTTTTTACCGAATAGAGCACCTTGTACCAGATTGAATGGATTGTCTTTTTCAAACTCAACCTTTGTCTCACCATTGCCGTCTTTTACTTCGCCAGAGTGAGCTGCCGCAATACCCTGAATAGTTTTCTTTAATTGGCTACCTGCTGGTAATTGACCTAGGATGTTATACATAGCGTCTTTAGTTTTCGCCTCTGCTTTATCGTCATCACCATCTTCACGCGCTTTAGCTGCCTCATCCAATTTGCCCTTAGTGTCAATCAATTTACGAGGTAAATCAACAACTGGTATTGTACCGTCGTAACGTCCTAAGTTGCTCTCTTTGCCGAATAGCTTCTTACGGTCGTCTTTTGTTGTTGCAGCATTAACCATAGCTGTAGCTATAGGTGAGGCTGTAACTGCCTGGCCAGCTACTTTTTGGATTGTACGCTCTAGTTTAGCTTGTACTGAATTGTCTTTATCGTCATCATCACCACCACTTAGCCAGTCGCCTACAATCTCAATCAGTGTACCTAATGGATCAACTCCTGGCTTATTTCCAGTTAGCGCTTCTATCGCACTATATGCAATTGCCGTATTGACAGCAAGTGCCACCCTTTGTTTATTAGACATCTGGTTCCATACATAACGATTCTGTTGTGTCACTTCTCGCGTGAACTGTAAGAATGATGCAGGCAATAGTCTATTATATGCTCGTGGGGTACTTATCTGATCGCGTAAGGTTACCGTGTCATTAATGAATCGTTCTGCGTATCTAACTGCATCTGCGTCGCTTAGTCCATTATTGATTGCCTGATTATATTTAGCTAAGAAGGTGTATTCAATAACGCCTTTTTCAACTACTTCCATAGGAATACCAGCAGTTTTCATAGTTTTTTCAAACTTGGTGTCATCCGTCAGATTGTCGTCTGCATACCTTAGGGCTAGAGCATCAGACTTCTGTAATATAGCTTTACGGTTTTTTAGCTTGAATGCCTGTATCAATGCTTTCGGGTTGGTTGTAGAGAATAGAGCGGGTAGTGATGCCGTTTGAGCTACTACTGAATTCATATTGCCGACAATCTTAGATAGTGCCGCCTGCTTCATTAATGCCCTACCAGTTGCATCTGCGAATTTTCGCATTTTACTTGGCTCTGTATCATTTACGACTCGTTGGAATGGGTCTGTCTTTCCAGCTAGTCGGTTTGCGTGTTCTTGGACAAATCCGACAAATTGAGTTAGTCCGTTTGCACTATCAGACATCAGCTTCATAAAGTTTACATCATTAAGCATCTTATCTAGACTTTCAGCCATATTGTTGGTGGTTTCTTTTAGACTATTTATATCTTTTGCATCTAACTTTTCTGCACCAAACTTGTCGGCTTTTCTAGCCAGACGATTAAGTTCTCGTATGCCGTCTATTTTTCGACCAATTGCACGTTCTAGTCCGTATAGTTTATTTCTTACTTGTGTTAGCTCTTCAGCATTAACATTGCCAGAAGCAGCCGAATTATACAGGGCGTCTACTCTGTCAGCTAGCTTTTGTATGCCGCTAGTACCCTTACCTGCAAATTCTTGTCGTGCTTCACTGGCCGCACGCACTGCCACTTCCAGCGAGCGGTTCATTGTAATAGCATCTGTCATATGAATGTTGTGTAGGGCTATCTTGCTATACTCCATTAGTGGCGTAAATGGATCTGTTGGCTTTACGTCACCTACACGTTGCATGGCGAATTGATTAAACTTTTGACTTGGCTTAAACAGTCCTGTACGACCCGCTAATTTAGCTGGTAGTGATTTACGAGATTCAATAGCCACATCTCCGCCAGACAGAAGATTCTTAGCACCGCCATACATAGCCGCGATAGACCCCTTGCCAGACTGCATCTCTCCTAGGTGCGTAATATAGTCTTTACGCTCCATAATTGGGTCTTTACCTAACTCTACCCTTTTTTCGTTTTGGCGAGCTAGTAAGTTCTTGTATACAGCACGTAAGAAGCTATTGTATTGATCCAGAGCTTCAGAGGCACTCTTTCCATAAACATCTTCAAATACTTTCAAGCGTTCATCGTATGATGGTGATTTTTCGCCACGTTTTGGACGTGATGGTTCAATTACATATACGGCGTCTTGTAACATTTGACGCTTTAGTGGACCGTGTTTTTTGGCTTGTTTTAGCAAGTTTTTGCGATAATCTTTTATCTGTTCACCGATAGCGTTGCCTTCTTTTACTGCGGCGGCGTTAGCTTGACGAGGTGTTTCAGACATAATATTCAGCAATGCCTCTTTAGTTTTATTGCCACCCTTCTTAAAGTAGTCAAGGCTATTACTTCGCCTTAATGAGCCTGTTATACGGTCTATTATTCCTTCAGTAGTCCATGTTTGACCTGCACCAAAGCGCATTTCTTTGATCTTACTGAAGTCGACATCGCGCATATTCAGGTTCATCTTCTTTTTGCCTGCATATATAGTTACGTTGCCGTCAGGTGTCATCTCAATGTAATTACCTAGAATTTGACCAGTTTCTGCATCTACAACCCTACCAGATTCTATATAGTGCTTATCTGGATCGAATGTAACTAGTTTATCGCTTGGACGATATGCCTTTTTATCTCCAGTTTGCATATAACCATCAAAAGCACTCACTAGTTCAGCATTTACACCCTTAGAGTTTTCTCTCCATATGTACTGAATAGCTAGACCGTCATCAAATGCACGCTTAGCTTCATCATTAACCGCCTTGTCTGATCTAATATCGTCTATGAATTTCTTTTGTAGTGGTGAAGTTACTCTTGGTGCTTCAGCGCCTGTTCGCTGCCATTTACCAAAGATATTTCTGTATTCATAGAATGAGTGGTATGCGCCCTTCTCATCCTTATAAATCATCTGGCGTGTATTGTGGGTAGCTGTATTTGCAGTAGTTGTAGGTGCTGGGACCGCGTGTTCCGCTCCAGGTAGTTTAATCTTTTCTTTTACTTCTGGTGCTATTTCGTCTATTGGGCGTAATCGTCCATTTTCATCTAACATACTACCAGCGCGGGCGTTGGTGTTTAGTAGCGCCCTTTCTCCAGTGATATCATAGCCCTTCTGTTCAGCCAGCTTAGCAAATTGTTTTGCAACGGCTTTTTCATCAATACCAGTAGCTACACTAGCATTATGTACTATATCTGCTATTTTATGCCTTGGACCTTCATCTAATCCTCTATTTAGTATTTCTCCTAGTGCCTGCTGCTTTTCAATTCGCTCTTTTTCCGCCTTAGCCTCTTCAGCATGTCGCTCTTTTTCTGCCTTAGCTTCTTCTATTTTCTTTTGCTTCTCAGCCTCTACCTTAGCCTCTTCAGCATGTCGCTCTGCAATCATCTTTTGAGCTTCTTCAATGACATCTGGATCCCTGCGCCATTCTGCCAATAGGGTCTTTCTCTCTCTTTCTGCGCGTCGTGCTTCAGCTACTCGCTTAATTTCATCAATAAATGAGTCAACATCTTCATATCCCATTTCCATAGCTTTTGTATCGATATCTCGTCTACCTGTACGGCGTTTATAGTTAGATGGTAGATCTCTAGCTAACTCCTTTCCTAGATGGTGTTGTAAGTCGTCTACATGTAGACGTGGAATATTCCAATCCCCTCCCTCATTTCCATGAATCCCCGTGCTATGCTCTAAGAATAGTTTTGGATCTATATTCTCATATATAAACTCGTCTATAGCCTCTCTTAATTCCCTAGTCATTCTAGGCTTAGGGTTGGCTTCCATCTCATTAATAGTTTCTTGAAGAGGGTGTTTATAGCGGTTGTCCGTATTGACATCTTGAGGATTGTTTGGTATACTAGAGTTGTCAATCGGCTGGTCAAGCGCATCTGCGCTAATAGCGGAACTATCGAGTCCGCGCCCAGTCGATTTTCTTATGCCTGAAATATCATAAGCTAACACATTGCCTAATTTATCTACCTCATTGACGATTGTCGCCTCGTATAGGTCTCCTCCCACATCCACGATCACGTCTCCCTTAATGTAATAATCGGCATTGCGGCGAATCTTGCCTTTTTGGTTGGCTTTTGCTGGGTTCATTTCTTCAACCCGTACGTTCTGCATGGCATTGAGTAGTTCGTTGAAATTGTTTGACATTTCACCTTTTTTGACAAACTGCCAGTGTCGCATAGACGGTTGTTTATTACTCACCTCGTTGATGGTGTCGCTCGTCACTCGGGCTTGAATACCACTTTCTCCAAGGTCGAAGTCTTGGTTAATAAACTGCCGAATCCTGCCTCGGATGATGCGACCAATATCACCAGTTCTTGTATTTGGTGGTATTGAGTACCCTTCGTCGAGATGTACTATATTTGTGTTCGGGTCAATCCTGTAAGCAGGCTGTGGTTTCGTTGCCCTAGCGCTTGCTTGTGGCACACCACGGAATTTCCCTGTTTCCATTTGAGCATAGAATTGTTTAATGGCGTCTTGTTTACCGACAAGCCCCATAATAGCTTCAGTAATTCGATCATATACTGCTAAGACTTTTTGAGGAATACCTAATCTAGTACCTAGACGTACTTTATCTTCGCCCTTTAATCTTCCGTTGTAGTAATCACTGAATCCGTCGGCTAGTTGTTCTTCTGCTAGTAGGTTTAGGTCATTTCCATACTGATTGCCGTATTTGTTTATTAGATAGTCATCTCCATAAGATTCACGGATAGAGTTTAATAGGTCTTGTTTGTTTTCTACACGGGTAAGTATCTTATGACCTAATTCGTGGTTTAGGGTGTCTTCTGTAAGCTTGTTTAGGTTTATGGTGTCAGTCTTTGGATTGTAGTAGCCTAATGCTCTTTTTTGCATTTCATTTTGCCACTCATTAAAGACAAGGTTCTCATCGCCTGTCAGCTGTAGGTGGCGTGCTAGGAGGTTGTTTTGGCTAGCTAGCTCCTGCATTTTGGCACCTAACTTATACCGCATATCTGGATTGTCAGTTGGACTTAGGTTATCAGTGTATTTGATCTGTTCTGGCTTGGTCATAACCAGTGATATACCTTTATCAATGGTTTTTTCTCCGTATCCACCATCACCGCCTTCATCTAGGTATAGAGAATCATATTCAGGATGGTTTTCTCGCAACCACTCCCTAAATCCTTCACCCTCCATCCAGTCTATCTCCCTCATCGATTTTATAGTATCTGTATGGTCTGAATATGGGTCTAGGTAAAGAGAGTTTCCCCCTTTTACAAATTCATTTAGGTATATGTCTCTTGCTCTACTGTCGTTTAAGGTGAATGGATTCTTTGAGTTAATATATACTTCGTACGTTTTTGGATCGTTTGCTTCTTTGAAACTGCTTAGACTTATGTAGCTAGCCTCTGGATTCTGGTATCCATTGGCGTATTTTTTATCTTTGGTAAAATATGTGCCAGGACGGAATTCAGTAATGTGACCGTTTGGCGAACCATGATACATTTTCATGAGGTTTCCGTCTTCGTCTCGTACTTTGCTATCCTTAAAGAATGCTTCTTGTTCTGGGCTTAATTTATACTTCAATCCATTCTCATCTACCTCACCGATATGATCTCTGGCGTATATAGCCTGTTCTTGAGCCTTACGTAGGTTAATCATAGCTGGAGCATTTTCGCTCATTCCTTGACCACGCAAGTATTCTTCACGTTGGCGTAAACGTGTTATATGCTCGTTGTATGCTCTGACCTGGGCTTCATGCTCTGGATTGAGCTTGTATTTCATTTCTGAACTAGCTAAGTTCTGTACGTCTTTTGTAGCTTGTTCTATCAGATAGTTTTCTAGTATTCCTGTTGTTTGTTGACGTGTGGCAACAGCATTTACATCACCGTGCTGAATATCTGACATATTCTGGGTAACGGCTTGTTTTAGTGCTGGGCTAGCGTTAGGTATAGTATTCTCTACTGCTGGGGCTACATCCACCGACTGGATTGGGTGTAATTGGTTGTTTTGGTTATTAGCTACATTTACTTCTGCCGCTTGCTTGAGTGAGGTGTCGTCCGAGGATTGACGTGCTTGACGTTGAGCTATAGCCTCTTTTTCTAGTTTTCCAGTAGCTTCATTTTGATTCATTCGTGCAGTCATTGCACTTGATGGTTGGTTGCCAGTCTGTCGCATAGCACCAAAATTAGCCATTCCAGCTGGACCACCAAGGACCGCACCCATAAGACCGCTTTTAAGCACACCCTCTTCATATTTACGATTAGGGTCGTATGTATGCTTAGCAATTGCATTCTCTGCAAATTGTTGGGCGGCTTCTTCTGAGCCTTCTGCTATAGCGCCTGTTATAAACTTAGTCAGACCTTTTTTGCCAATAGGCGATAAAACCTTGTCCAGCCCAAGCTTCTCTATTCCCGCCTGAACTGCCGCGTTACCATACGCATATGGCAACATCTCACGTGTACTCTTACCCTTAGCGTTTGCATTAGTAATAAAGTCCGCCGCATTTTCTACAAACTGACGCGCTACTGGTATAGCACCGCCAGTGGCTACACCTGTACCTATATCTTGAGCTAGTCTTTGGGCGCTTTGACCCGCCTCGTAAGCTGTCGCAACATCCGTGTCGTTCTTCTTAAATACGCCTAGGTCTCGATCGTATTGAGCGTTACGTTGCTTACCTTGTTCTACAATATATTTTCGTATTCTGTCATACGACTCATCACCAGTAATGCCATACATGGCGTCTGCGACAGCTAGAGATATCTTATCGCCTGAATCACCAACTGTACGGCCAGCACCGTCAATAGCACCTTTAGTGAAGCTGACAACTGAACGTGCTGGTAAAGTAGCCAGCCCTGCCATCTGTGCAATATTGCTATCACGTCTAGCTTTGTCTTCTGATAAATAAGCTCTGTTCTCTGCGTCAATACGTACTTGGCGGTTCTTAGCGATTTCTGGCTCGCTAACACCCCTTGCTCGCATAATGTTGTCTAGCTTGTCGTTTCGTGCTGCCTGCTCGGCTTTATATTTGTCACTCTCTTGTTTTGCTATATCTAGGGCGCGGGTTAAGCTGTCCTGATTTTGGGTAAATAAAGGATTTCTTCCAGGATTAGCAAAACTTGGAGCTATTTGTGGTCTATTCTGTTGTTGAGGTTGAATAGCCACTGGTGCTGGCTTTGGCTGTTGCTGTTGGACCTGAGTTTTAAGTACTTGAGTAGGGTTGTTTATGACATTCTGGATTTGGATTTGCTTGTTTTCTTTGTTTACCCAGTCCTGTTGCCCTTGAGGAGTTAGCACCTTAGGGGCGTCATTGACAGTCTTTTCTGGGATTAATGGCTTTGGCTGGTTATTTTGGTTTAGCTGTTGCGTTGCTTGATTAGCCTGTTGAAGGGGATTAGGATTTACTTTTTGCTGAGCTTGGCTGAATATATTAGTACCACCACCTAACCCAGGTGTATTTACACCAGATAGACCGTTTAGTCTGTTAATGTTAGGTTGTTGTACCTGCTGTAATGGCTGAGGGCGTGGTTGAACTGGCGCTTGAACTTGTTGCTCTTTACGTCGGCGCTCGTCATCGCTTACCCAACCCTTACCGCTGAAAAAGTTGCCTACTCTTTGGAAAAAGTCCATTATCTCTAATCCCCTCCTAATTTATTTACAGGTATTGATTCTGTCGTTTACGCTCGTCTTCTTGTTTTAGACGTGTGTTGTAGATGTTTAGTGTTGGGTCATTACCTGCTGCTTGTGGATCTGAAACACCAACTGCTGTATCACCTTCTACCTTGTAGCTGTCTAGGTCTTTTGCGTTGTACTGGACCTTATTACCACTGTATGTACTTTGCTGACGTCCTAGGTTGTCAATTTCGCTTGATAGAGCGTTTGCTCGTCCAAGGTCTGCACGTGCGGCATTAGCACCATTAGCACCCTGTGCGGCGGCTTTCTGACTCTTCATCTGGGCTAATTGAGTTAATAGGTTCTGACGTGTAGTTTGAGATGACTGACGTGCGGCGTTGTCTTCGTTTGCTTTCCAGTCGTTAAGCTTTTTGTCTTCATCCGCGTAATCATTCTTAAACTGACCCCATGTGGTGTCGATCTGCTTTTGGTTCTGTGCGTAAGTCTGTCCTGCGCCTGTTCGTTGCTGGTTGGCTTGGTTCTGAACTGCACGACCTGCTAATTGCATGTCTGAACCTACTGCACCCATACTTCCTAATGAACGCAATAAGCCGCGTAAGCCAACTGCTGAGCGATCGTTAATGTTATTGATGTTTGTACGTCGCTGTTGCTGATTTTGACGGGTCTGGTCGTTAAATTGACCTTCTGCCCTATTCCATGAACTCTTTAATTCATTCTTTTTGGTATTGTACTGGTTGTTAATATTGCCTAAGCGTACACCTAATTGGTTGTCTATACGTCCTAAGCCATGTTCTAGCTGTCCAATACCTTGGTCATATTCTGCCAACTGAGCGGCACTGGCACGGTTACCACCGCCCATTCCGCCGCCACCGCCGCCTCTGCCTCCGCCGAGGTCGAGGTTGAGGTTCGCGCCACCCTGTTTTTGGCTATGTTGCCAGTTAGCATATGAGTTCATCCACCATGGATTGACTGAACGGTTGAGGGATGACGCAGTGTAGCCATTAGACTTTTGCTCTCCGACGGTTTGACCTCTATTGTTAGTGCCGTTACCCATTAGGAAGTAGCCGTTAAGTCCACCGTCATCTCCAGTAACATTTAGTAGGGCTTGCGCTTCTGCTCGTTTGGTTGCTGACGGGTGGTTGTTTGCGTGATATTGAAGGTACTGACGATATGATTCATTTCCTTGCATAAGAAAAACACTCCTTTTTGTAACTTGGAGTGTTATTGACAAATCTGATGATTTCAGTTATACTGTCGGCGTGAAAAAGACTAAATTTATTCTTGTCATTTTTGTTAGCATCGCAGTAGTCGTTGGCGCAGTTGCTGCCTATTTATTTGTTGCTCAACGTAATACAGAGATAACAAAGACAACTCCTGTCGTAGAATCGCCTTCGTTTCAAAATCCCAACAAATTATCTAATAGCAAAAAGATAGAACCGCCGACAGAGCTGTCAATATTGAACGCTGTCAATACTGAACGAGCCAAAGTCGGCGTTGCACCATTAAAACTGCACCCAAACTTATCTAAGACCGCTCAAATGAAAGCCGACGACATGATAGCTAGGAATTATCGCGGACACTACATGCCAGACACGAACCAACCGCTTACAGAAGAAATGAGGAGACTTCAAGTTGCCGCTTGCACAAACGCCAGTGAAAACTTGACTTGGAACGATAGCGGAACAGATACAAAGCAATCTATAGATTGGTGGCTTAGTTCACCGCCGCACAAAGCTGCCATGCTCGACCCCAAGTACACCTATACTGGTATTGGCGTCGGGGACGGCAAAGTCGTTGTACAGCATTTTTGTGTAGCACGCTAGAATAACGCTATATACAAAAGAAATATAGACACTGCAATAATACCGATAAGGGACAGGACCATCCCATATGTATATTGCATAAAATGGCGAATGGTAAATTCTATCCATCCCCCATTACCAGTTGCATCCTCCGCTAAGTATCCATACTTTTTGAGCCTATAAAATGCTTTTTCTGGTGCCGAATAACTACATCCAAGTGTATATATTACTGTAGCAATAACTAAAGTAAATGGAACAGTAACAAACTCCGTTGGAATACTACTTATACATTTTTGACCAAGCAAAATGAATGCTGGTATGGAAAAGGTACTAGCAGCCAACTGACGCAGAGCGCTCCATGAAAACATCCTTATAGCAACATCGTTATCGTCAACTCCATATGGTGACGCCAGCGTATATAGCCACATTATTTGTTTCCAGGTTATGACTGAATATACAGAAATAAATGCAGCGGTGCCATAGAAAAGCCACACGTGCCAATCACTCATACAGCCACTCGCTTACTCCACCATGATGTGAACATGCTCCTCTTCCAGTAGCATGTGATTGCCAACCGTCACGACAGATTGCTCCAACACGATAGTGTGATTGCTGTTGTACTGGTTGCGGTGCTGGCTTTGGTGTACGGACGATAACGTGGCTTACAGGTTGAGTTATAACCTCCACCTTATCTTCATATCCTGGCTTGCTTGGTTTACAAATCTTTTTGCTACCAGCTACACCTTGTTGCTTTATAGTTTCAGTGTAGCCATATTGACCTGTTTCACCTTCGTACTGTGTTTCAAACGGTATTTCTTCCGTTCTACAGTCTGAATATGTTACAGGTTGTACTACTGGCGCTATAGTCTGCTGTGGCTGACTATTATTTGCAGCTCCAGCCATACCTGCTACTGCAGCTACGCCGATAACAGCACCAATAGTGCTTTTGATGATTTTGTCCTTAGATACCATTTTAGTAAAGCCTCCCATTTACTTACTAAAGTACCTATAGTATACACACAAATACCAAATCTCTCAACAACACTCCAAATTGTAAAAATACTATTAAATTGGATAAGAGCTATCGTCTGTTGTCTGGTCACCAAGAGGGCCTAATTCTTCGCTCCATACTGACTTGGGCGGATTCGTATTTATCTCAAACGATCACCTCAGATTGCTACTTATACAACGCTGCGACGCACGCTTCCTTCTTTTTTGGATGACAACGCGCTCTCGTTTTTTAGAGTCACACTTCGTGCTTAATTGTAAGGTTATTGTATCATATATCAAGCAAAAAGACCATTTCGTTGATATCCACGAAATGGTCTGATTTGTTTATGTTGTAGTCGCTATCTATAGCCTGCACGTCGTGAGTATTCGTGTATCTCTTCAGTTATTCTCTCTACGGCGGCATCATCGTCTGCAATGTTGGCTCGGATTAGCCTACGACGTAATTCGGTGAGTTTTTTATCTTTTAGCTGGCGTAATATCTTGTTGAACGTGTCGTGGGCTAATCTGCGCTCGTGACGGGACTTAAGAGGGTCATTAAACACCTTATGTAATCTAGTTAGATCGCCCTCTCTCGTCCAGTCCATAATATATTAAGCTCCAATCCAAGGATCAGTAACTTCAACCTCTGGGTCTTTGTCATCCCCTGACGGTACTGCCTCTTCAATAACTGCAATAACCTTCTGCATATTGTCGTCGTTTGTGTTGCCATAAAATTTCTTAGCAACCTCTAGATGGCTTAATCCGCTATTGTATGCTTCGAGGATATCTTCCTTAGATACGCTACGGCTTACGATTTCACCACTAGTTGCAGTTTCTTTTGCGCTAGCGATAATCTTCTCAGCCTCTTTTTTAGCGTTGGCGATAATCTCTTCGGCTGTAAGCGCGGTTGTATTTTTCTCTGCCATTTTATCGTTTCCCTTCTTTGGTCGTAAGGGGCGGTGTTTAACCACCCCTTACTGTTATTAAATACTAGTCTTTAGCACCAGTCTTAACGTTGATAATCCACTTTGGATCAAGGATTGCTGACGCAAATGCCTCAGCCTTCCAACCAATGGTCATAAACTGATTGAGTGGGTTAGATGTATCACCCTTGTCTGACTGCTTGATGATAATTTTCTTCAAGCCGCTACCAGCTAAGTCGACAACACCGAATGCCTCTTGACCGTGAATGAAGTTTGAGTAGACAGTCGTTGTACTTGCCTCATCCTTCTGGTTGCTTGATGCTTCGATAAAGCGGACTTTATGCAAGCGACCTAGTTCACCCTTGTATAGTTCTGCACGGCCAGTGTACTTCTGAGCGTCAATCCAAGCTGTGTCACCAGTAATGTTGTATGCAGTATCTGGACCAACCTTACCAATGAAGAATCCGTCTGCATATGGGATTGCGTTGTTTTTCTTCAATGTACGTACAGCCTTGCGGATTTCTGCTACCGTCAGGATATCGTCAGCAGTAATGCCGTTCAATGCAGTTTTCTTATTTGCAAACTGTACTGTAGCACCCTGATGCAATACATCACGGACCAATGCGTCGATTGTTTCGCCTGCATTTTGACCCATAGTTTCAATCGTCTCTTTCATCTCGCGGTCGATTGAAGTGTTGTATAGCATGCTTGAGATTTTAGTCCACTTACCGTAGCCACGTAGAGTAGCAACGACTTTGTTGCTTCGGATAGCTTCGTCTTGTGGGTTTTCACCTTCTGTCAATGGCGTTGTAGCCAAGCCAAATGGTGATCGTTTTGTAAAGGTAACCGTTGTACCAGAGTTTTTTCCTAGAGTTTTCTTTTTAGCACCTTCTAGGTGAATTGTGCGGGCTTCGCTTCGCTCCAAGAATTTTTCCTCCAGGTATTGGATCATCTCGGCAGAAAGCGTTGCGGTTGTGTTTGTTGCCATGTTATTAACCTTTCTTAAATATCATGTCCTTGTCGACGGAGATATTCTTCCTTCTCGTCTGTAGTAAGCTTGGCGAATGGTTTAACGATCCTAGTGCCGCCTCCACGGAAATCACCAGCGTCATTAATCACAGCGCGTTGCTTAGGTGCTTCACCGTCTTTGTGGAATGACTTATATAATTGATATACATCTTTCTTTGAGCCAATGACTTTGCCGTTTTGGTCGTAAACAAGTACACTTTGCAGATACCCGTTTACGGCGTTATCAAGATGTTCATCGTATTGATCAGATTCTGGATCAAACTCTGGGAAATCCCTGAGTGCCATATCTGCCTTATATGACAAATCACTTCTTGACACTTCGACTTGGGCTTTATAAGCCGCCTGCTCCTGAGCTTGTTGCATATTATCTAGTCGCTGTTGCAACTGTAGGTTCTGCAATACCGCCTTAGCTTCAAATTCTGTGAAGAAGTCACCAGTCTCTGGGTTCTCCATCTCCATAATCTGATCTATTGTTGGCAATTGTTGTGGCTGTACAGGTTGAAATGTGCTTTCGTTCTGTGCGTCAAGCTCCAATTGCTGGCGATAAGCTCTAGTTTCGTTCCGTTTAGCAACTAATTCACGAATGATTCGGTTATCCTCCTCTAAGTCGCGTTCTAGTTGTTCACGGCGCGCCTCTTTGCCCCGTTTCGGCTTCCTGTCTTCGTCTGACTCATCATCAGAATCAGCATCTTTGCTTTCTTCCTTAGACTTATCGACTTTGACGTGTACCACCTCGCCGCTATCTGAGATAACTGCTTTGGTTTCTGGCTCTGAAGAAGCCTCAGAGTTTTGTGTTTCAGCTGGCGCCGACTCAGCGTGGGTAGACTCTTGCTCTACCTCTGTATTAACGACTTCTTGGTTTTCTGCGTCTGATGGCACAGTACCCCTCCTTCTCATTAGATTGTTTAAGCGTCGATTACAGGTGACGAACCTGGGTTGCGTGAGATGCGCTCCTTTGGTTAGCCAATAGCGAGGATAGCTAACCAAAGCAGAGTACCTTACTACGCCGCTTGGTCAATTACACTTACTAAGAAGCTCCTTTCCTCCCTTAAAATCTCTACAACACGTTTGTTTGCCGATATATAAATAGCTAGTTTCTCTTTATCTGTAATTACTTCTTCTGGTATAGCGTCAGTAGACTTGTAGAAGGCAATGCGCTCATCCCAGCGGTCAAGCACCTTTTGCAACTTATTCATATCTTGCTTAATAGCATTGATCTCGGCTTGCTTAGCCTCCTCTATCCTCTGGTCTTCTTCCTCATTTGGCTGGTAATATTCTGTACTGCGCGGATATAGATTTTCGTCCATTATTCACCCTCCTTTTGGATAACTCCCATAATCGATGCGATTATTTCCTCTTCTGTAAATCCTTTTTGAATCATGCTTGGTACTTCAGCAATTAGGTCTTCTGGCGTGCCTATCTGTCGTAATTCATCTACAATACTTGGCTCTATATCTTCTTGTGGCTCTACTGGTACTTCAGCGACCTGAGCCTCGTCTTCTGCTGGCTGCTCCGTCTCGGCTGTAGCTGTTTCATCGGTAGCAGGGACCGCGGCTTGAGTTTGCGCCTCCTGCATTTCTTTCATTTCTTCTTCTGTAACCTTTAGCTCGTCCAATCCATCAATGCCAGAGTTAGCAACAATAGCGTTCCATGCAGCTAATTTCTTATCTACTGGTACTACTTGGTTCAGTGACTGGCTAGAATCTAGCGTCTGAATCAATGTCTTCAAAGAATCTAGCTGTGCCGCTTCGCTGTTTACTTTCGTTGTTGACGCGTCAATCTTAAACTTCAGTACGCCCTTAGCTTTTGAGAAGTCTACAGTTGCCTTATTCTCGTCATCTAGGACTACACCATCTAGTACATGACCTTTTGCTTCTAGGTCTCGCAATCTCTGTGCAGTGTCTGTGTCTAGCTGGATTATTTCTACACCTTCACGCTCTGCAAAATACAAGTTAATAGCCGTTTCGCTCCACTCCTCAAAGAATGCTTCAAATCCTTTACGTAATGCATTGTCGTCAATAGACAATTGAGCTTGTTGAGTCTTGAGCGCTTGTGGTGTTTTACCGAATCCTGGATTGCCAACCTCTGCGCTAATTGAAGTGTCTGGACTATTGACCAGGTTGAGCATTTGAGACTTCTGTAAGCCGTATAAGTTTGGATAGTCGCGGATTGCTGAAGTATCTACAGACATCGCTTCAATACGTACATTCGGGTTCTTAATTTTATTAAGACCGTTTGGCTTGAATTCAAGGGTTCGCTCGTTTACGTCGCCGTATACGTTAATAGTTGGACGCAATGCGGCGGCACGGTTGTATTGATAAGCCTGCATATCGCTATCGATCAGGTTCTGTAGAGGACCAATTAGCTCTAAGACGCTACGACCCAGAGGATTGACCCCATCGGCGTCATAAAAATACCAATTTAAGGGTATCTTAGCCCTTGGGTCTTTATTTTTCTTACGTCGTACAATCTTTTGAGTGGCTGGGTTGAAGGTAAAGAAGGTTGCATTATGACCAATTTGAAAGCCAGTTATAATTTCAATACCTGATGGATCAAGTGAGTACTGTTGCTCTGCTTCGTTCTGGTCTTTAGAGTCTTTAGTGACAATAGCTTCTTTTATTTCTTCTAGCGCCTTCAAATCCCAAGTCGGTTCGTATAGCGCGCCCTCTTTTTTGGCAGTGCGGCGTCGTTCTTTTTCGGCATCGATAAGCTTTTCTACGTCAGTCTTTTGCCACCACGTGCGTACAAATAAATAGTCGCTATCGCTAGCAGATCTTTTGCCAGGTTGAATAAATACGTCACGCCATGAGACTATTAAATAGTCTGGAAGCAGCTTGCCATCGTTGTAAGCTACTGGTGTAAAGACACACTGCGACCCAAATGACTCACCATTTTCAATAGTTATCCACATTTTATGGATCAGGTCATATTCGGCGTTGGCGTTAGGTAGGATTTCTTTTAAGTAAGCAAATTCAGCAAGTATTGGCCATGGACTATATTCGTCAGAAGTAGAGACTACACCAGCCGGCAATTGCTGTACGGCACGACGTGCAGACTTAATGATAATTGAAGCTGATGTACCGTCTGTAGTTTTAGGAAACGCTTTAGGTATTTTAGCGTGTGGCTTATTTCTGGCAAGACGGGAATATTCCTCAAAAGGCTGCGTGAGTTTTTCCGTATAGTCTTTTGAGGTGTTACATAGATCGAAAATGTTTTCTTCTGTTAAAAAAGAGAAAGCCACTGATTACTCCAAAGATTACTGTTGTTTCAGTAAACTCTGGTTTGTTTCAGTGGTTTACGCTTGTATTATATCACATTTTTAATCAGTTGTGAAAATAATCATTTTACCTGTTTAATTTTGGTATACTCAAACACAACGTCAAATGATCCTTTGTATGATATCCTAGCGCGTCCATCATAACGGATTGACGGATTGATAAGGCTATCGTCGTTTTCAATTCTTAGTGTTAGCTCGTCAACCTTATCACGTGCTTCTGCCATAGATGCAACTCGAAAACGTTCTTCATAGTGTAGCTTAGTTGCTATAACAGTATGATTTTGATAACTGTTTTCAACTACTACAGACGTTTTATCGTCTAGCTGCTGTTGTTCTTTGACTTTTCCAAATTCTGGCACAAATTTTTTCATATTCCCCCTAATTAATTCCACATTGCTGTTAAGTCGCTATCTGCTAATGATTGATTGTATGAGCTTGAGCCTACGTCATCTTCTGGTCGCTGAGCTAGTTGTACCTGATATGCTAGAGAGTCGCTCGCGTCGTCATTGGTTGCTTTAGGAAACATACTTAGTTCAAGCTCTAAGTCTTTACATAAGTTAACGTCGCCATGTCTTATATGATAAATTCCTCCGCGTTCATATCGTGGTACCAGTGCTTCAATCCTCAATGCTTTACTGTGTCCGCCATGCTTCAATAATTCGACATCCATATAGACGCCTCTGCGCATCATCTCCTCATCCCAAACAGACTTCAAGGCTTGAGTAAATTGGTTGTCTTCAATTCCGATCTTATGCAGGTTGTATCTCTTCCAGTTTGTAAACATAAGGTCGACAAGGTCAGTCGCGGATAGTTTTGTGCGATAGCATATTACATTCCATTTACCTTCTCGGTCGATAAAGTTAAGAGTTATACCGATATAGTCAGTGCCTTGCTTTACATCGTCTTTACCTCGCGGGTCAATCGTCATAACGTTGTAGGTATCAAGCTGTAAGACGTTGCTGAACTCGCGATATCTGTACCATGCTTCCTTAAATTTGCGATTCTCTTCATCAATTGGGTTCTGCTGATAGAGCGCTGAGAATTCATAGCTACCCATCTCTGCGCGTTTTTTTAATAGCTTCTCAAGTGAAAACTTCTCTGGCCATAGAGCCTCACCAGTTTTGCGGTGCGCGTCATCTTCAGTAGCGATAGCTTTATATTCGATTATCTTCCAATCGTCGTATGCTTCGCCTCTAGCCTTAGCTTCTCGTGAGGCTTTGAGAACACGACCAGCTAGGTCATCGTCGTGCCAACGCGTAAGAATAAATACGATCATTGAGTTGCCTTCCTCACGTGTTGAGAAGGTTGACTTATACCAGCCGTCGCGGGCTTCGCGAATTACAGGACTATCTGCTTCTTCACGGTTCTTAAATGGATCGTCGATAATACCAATTTTGAATCCACGACCAGTTAGCGCTCCGCCAACGCCAACGGCGGTATAGCCGCCACCCTCTTTTGTAATCCAGCGACCTTTTGCTCTAGCGTCTGCTCGTAAGCGTGTAGAAAACATCTTGTTGTAAGTAGCGGATTGCATTATATCCCTAGTTTTTTGTCCAAAATCTGACGCAAGCTCCGCAGAATAAGATGAGACTACAATAGGAATGTTTGGGCTTTTTCCTAGCACCCACGACGGGAATTTCTGTGTGGCTGTATCGCTTTTGCCGTGTCGCGGTGGCATGAAAATCATCAATCGGACGTCTTCGCCAGCTAGCAATCGACGATATCCTTGCTCTAACTCCTTAGCAATCTCGGCATGAAACCACTCCAGTTGATACTTTGGATCTATAGCAATGCAGTATTCGGCAAAAGAGCCGTTATCTGCAATTTCTCTAAGAATCCCGACGGTCTGCTCTGGCTTTAAGTAGTTGCTCTGCTTGTTTTGCACTTAGAGCTACTCCTATATCATTACCGTTTGTAGTCATATCCAGCTTGTCGCCGTAAACTTTTGGATTCATCTTAGACATCAGCCACTTGCGCGTGTCAATTCTTAAACGTGACCTCTGAACATTTTCGCTATTGAATATATATCCATCGCCTTCCAACTTCTCCATGTAGTCGTTAGTGGCGTTATCTGCAATATCAATAATCTCTTCAGCTTGCGCATATGATCGTTCTTCACATGCATGCGCGTATTGCTCACGAAACTTATCATTTTCTCGTAACCAGCGAAAAAGTGTCTGCATAGAGACCATATCTTTTTCTTTGCATATAGATCGTACTGAATAGCCTTCTGCTATTTTCTGACATATTCTATCTGCTAGCTTATCAGAGTATTTTGTAGGACGCCCGTTCTTTTTAGGTGTTTTTGTAGGCGGCTTTTTAGAAGACTTAGGCTTGCTTTTGGCTGTAGTTTTGGACATAACCAACATCCTCGCTAGTCGCCCGCGTCTTGTGAGTTAATTAAATTATATCACATTTACTAATTTGATAAAAAATCTCCAAAAAAGTCATAAAAAGACGGATTATCTTTTGACTTTTCTACGAATTATTTGTAGCGGTGTACGAAATGCCTCAAGCCTAAATATAGGCTCCGAATAAACCCTAAAATACTCAATATAGAATCTTTTTCTGATGTATTTTTTTGCATAATCAATGGCATCATAGCGATCCTCAAAAGCGATAATTTCGTTAATAGAGTTTTTTAGAATATAATCGTCGTTGGTCTGTGGATTGATTATTCGAGCGATATACAAGCAACCACTGTCAAAATTTGAACCAACAAGAGTCGCTTCTAAAGGATTTCTATTAATCACAGTTGCTTCTCCTTAATATTTTTATATAATCTTACAATTGCTCGCTTTAGATCGTAGTTACTCATATTCTCAATATTAGACCGACCACCCAACTCTATGTAGATGTTTCTCAAATTTGCTAGGCCTTTGGCGTCAGTGACTGCTTTCATGATCTTGCGCTCATAATCTTCATCATCTAGGAATAAACACGACTTTGGCTCAGACTTACTCATCTTACGATCAGGATGTCTTAAATCCATAATCTTGGATTTTGTATAAATTGGATTTGGACACTTCAACCCAACCCGCGGAAGAATATCTCTTGCGAATTCGATATGAGGGCGCTGATCTTCGCCAACAATTACTCTATCGTAACCTGCAATATCTAGAGCCATCATCACTGGATATATGTACATTAGCGCGGTCTTTTCTTTAGCCTTATATTGTGGCATGGCATTCAGTAAGTGGCTAGGTGTTACGGCTAGCAGCTTAGCCAGTAAGGCGACATCCAATTTCTGCTCAACAACTTGACTACTTAACTTGAACATTCTGAGTACGCTCAATGCTTGCTCCTCATATTCAGGTTCTGACAGTGGCGCATGGTGTTTAGCTATCAGGATATCTGCCTTGTATTCTATTGCTGGCTTTATCACGCTGACATAATGCCCTAGATGCAATCTACCTGACGGCCGAAAACCTACTATAGTATTTTTATGCATAACTTTCTCCAAAAATATCTTTTATATATCATTATTTCTAATATACCTATGCTCTGGATTGTATAGAGCGTTAGCATAGTCACGAGCCTCACATGCTTTGTAAATCTCTTCTCGAGTACTTGCAAACATAATAGCATTTTTGAACCGCTTGTTTATTTCTCTTACATATCCACTACATTGATGAGCAAATCCATATGCACCACGAGATTTTATGGTTCTTCCGCATTTATCACACACTATAGTTGTAGTATCCTGTTTCATTATTTATTCCTCCTTCCAATTCCTTAAGTTTTTCAGCAACAGCTTTGGCGTATCCACCATAAGTATCCTTGCAATGCTTATCTAACAACTTAATTATTTCTTCTAGTGAATAGATGCATTTCGGATTACGCTCTTCTAGCGGACCATAGCAGCTACAATGACCTAATTCTATAAACATAAACTTACCATTTATATCTTTAAGGACTGCCGCCCCTTCGCCCGACCACATATCCTGAGCATAACTACAGATAATATACTCGTAGTCTTTTTTATCTAGATATTGCAAATCATCGTCATCTATCTTGCTAGGTTCCGTGTCTGGATCATACGCTTCCTTGCGTTCTACGTTATAGATTTTCATGCTTCTCCTCTACTACAATCTCACCTTTTCCATCTTCTTTCCCTACAAATTTTACAGCATCTCCAACCTTATATACTTCTTCAATTTTATATAGGATATTGTTTCTGCCTATGTAAGTAAAATTTGGAGCAGCACCTCCGAATAATCTTTGAGTAGACTGCATCAGATCGATTATGTCTGGTGGTCTATTTTCTGTTATCTTTTTCTCAAGCTCAGTAACCATGTCCGATGCAGAATTAATGCCACGGACATACTCTTTTTCTAATAGTTTCTGAATCTGCTTCTTCGCTTCAGTGATTTCACCGCCAACTTTGCGCTTCTCGCCACGTTGAACCATGGCTTCATGTTCTCGGCCGAGTTGATATTGCGCGAATAGAATGTCATCTAGTGTCATTATTTTTCTCCTTATTTTTCCGCTTAAACGCACATTGCTTCTTATATAAAGCCTTACGAGCATCGGCGTTATGCTTTACGCTATCTTTCAGTGCTTTACGAAGGTGTTTGTCATCCGTGGTTTCAAGAATAATCGATAATTGTCCTGCGACAGCGTTTAATTGTTCCTCCTCAATTAAAAGACTCAGTAGTTCACAATACCAATCTATACACTCTATTTTGGCACGATTAGAGCGTGGCTTTTCGTCAAAAGCAATAATATCCCTCACGAAATTCTTCAATACAGACCTTGCTACTGATTGGGGGAATGTGATTATTGGGATATACATTAGATTTCCTTCCCGTCAGGTAACAGATGAGCTAGTCGTTTTATCGTCTCGCTCATGATTTTATTTCTGAGTTTGCGGCAGCCAGATTCATGAGCCCCAGTTGCTAGGTGTCCGCATTCGCAGAAAAGGTCATGAGCATCTGACAACTCCTGCTCTACTTTTGCATGAGTTTTTATCCACTCACGCAAGTGATTTTCCTGTAAGTAGTCTATCTTTTCTAGTTTTTTCATATTTCCTTTCCGTCCTTGTAGCATTTCGAATAGCCCCTCTCGCCACCAAGCGATTTACAGCGGGCTTCAGCTTCGCTTATTTGCCTCTCTTCTGTAGACACCCAAACATTGAATGCAATAACACCAATGATTCCCACCACAAATATTATGAATATAAACAAGGATTCTTTTTTATTCATTCTTCTCACTCCTGTTATAAGTAACTTTACAGCGCTGTCGCTTATCTCGATGCATTGCGACGTGACGATTGATACCGAGATAGTGAAATTCCTTATCGCATGTATGGCAATAGCATGATTTGTCTGTGCGAGTTGTGTATTCCATAATCCACCTCAATTAATTTCCTTGTCTTATTTTGTCAAAACCGTCCTGTAGCATTTTTCCAAGGTCAGTTGAGCCGTTATAGAACCACGTAATGAATTCATAAGTATCATCTTGAGTTTTAGCAACTTCAACGAAGTTGTTATCCATGTCAAATTCTTTGTCTAGTTCAACCTTATAAATACAATTTCTGTCGATAATGACATAGCCGTTGTCTTCTAGTTCATAGTCGTCAATCTCTTCTACGTCTTGATAGAATTTATTACGTTTTTCTCTAGGTATGCTTTGCCAGAACTTCTGTAAATTGGCTTGAAGTTCATTAGCGTCTTTATATTTTTTATGAAGTGTGAGTTTTCCTACATATCCTACTGTTTCACTCATTCTTTATCCTTTCCTTATTTATACGAGGCACAATATTTAGTAATCTCACCTCTGTTATTTTATTCTCGCTTATTTGTAGTTGGCTATTTCATCCACGTTTCGCCATCGTCATACGGATTAACTGCGTTTACAAATTTGCCGCAATTAGGACACATTGAGGCACCGTCAGGGTAGCCTCCGACACGATACGGCTTTAGCGATGCCTGATATGCTTTCCAGTTTTTACTGTCACCTCGGATAAGCAATATTTCATCATCGCAACAATCGCGTTTTACCATCCACTTATTGGTATCCATATAATCAAACACCCAATTGCACCATTCGATTTTAGGTGTCATTATTCTATCTCCCTTCCATTTTTAACAAGCTTAAGATATTGTCGAGTTTTTCTACGGAATACTCTGTTAGCGGCTACATATGCAGCTTTACATCCGTCTTCAAACTTACAGCAGAAGCCCCTAGTTCCCCATATTTTGTAGCGTTTGGCTGATTTAATTCTAGACATTATCATATTCCTTGTCTTACCATTTTGTTCAACCGCAGAGCTGGATGGCTATATAAGGTGATGATTTGCCGAGAGGCTTCAATCCTTCACGCGTTAGCAATAATGCTACTGTAGCGTCGTTTCAGTACTCGTATAGTCACATCTTTCACTGCTCAAGTTGCAATGTCAGCAGTTACTTTTCTAGCTCTAGTTGCGGAACTTCGCGAGCTGCAACGCAAGGCTTAGTTTCAGGCTTTCGAGCCACTTATATAGCCAGTTGACAACACCAATTTGTATATCATTAAGTGAGTTAATTACTTTAAGGTTTGATGTTGCCAGTTGATAGCACGAGGGATGCAACAATTGCGCCTCTACGGCGTTGGTCATTTTGGAACACTCATGCTACCAGTTGAACAGACGATCTGGGTGGGCAAAATGGTCATCTGTCCAGTTCTGCGGTCGATGTTAATGTTCGTTCAAGCACAGGGTGCTAGCGACAGAGCATTTTACAAAGACACGATACGTATACTCGGGTTTTCCCTCTTTGCGCTCTTGCGGTGCCGTTGCAACGGTTTCTGGTTTGTCATAACCATGAAAAGGACCACCTTATCGCCAGCATTCTGTGCTTGAATTTTTAATGTTCTAAACCATTTTTCCCAAGTGGGGAAATTGGTTTCTACTGGGTACGATTTGTACCTGGTTGCCCAGTTTATTGGCATATGGCAGGTCATTGGTTAATGGTGTTTATACATTCAGTATTTTTATAATAATTGCAATAATCGCAATTACGAACGCTATGAGCAAGGCGGCAATTCCAGTAAGTATTATCACACCAATCCAACCGACTATCGCTTCTGGTTGCATTATTTTTCCTCCTTACCCCCGTAGGGTACATTTAGCTTTCATTTGTATCGGACGGGTCTCTCCACTCGTCTAAATCTACATCTTCACCATCCACTGCTATCTCACAGTCTAGGATAGATAAGTCCTTGTGTTGCTCTGGTGCGCCATTCTGATATGCCCAATACATAGTGTCGTCGGCAATTTCATAAGCCTCATCTTGATTGCTGGCTTGTACTGATAAATAACAGTCTAAAGTTATTTTTACTGGAATACTAAATTCTTTCATTATTCTTCCTCCTTTATTCCAAAATAAATCTTCCAATCTTGCTCGTTTTCTTCGATAGACCTTCTAGCGTCTTCTGCGGTTGCGTAGCGTACAGGCTCGCCAAAATCTGCACTTGGAATATTAGAGCGAATCAACATTTTCAAGCGATGGTTGTACCCTACAGCCCACCCACCATTTCTATTCTCAAAATCTGGCTTAAATGTTGACGTTCGGCGTAGTCTGACTTCGGCTAGTTCACGTTCGCGGGCTTGTTCGGCTTCTTTTTCAGTACGATAGACAAACCCAAAAGCAAGACGTTTATTGTCTGTATAATTGTCACTCCAAGTATCTGAACATACACTCCCATGGTCACTAATGTAGAAGTACCAATCGTCATATTTAGGCTTCCAGCGAACACTGTCTGTCGGCTCTTCGATTTCCTCGAACCAGTCGTCAAAATTGTTAAGAAAATAATTATATTTGATACCAAAATTGACCTTATCTTCGCCGTCTTTTACTCGCTTCTTAATCTCTAGATAATCATAATCTGACAGACCATCTTCGCTCTTATGAGTTACTCTTTCAAATACCTCACCAGCTTTCGCGTAGGGCAGGTCTTTAAGCAGCTTATAGTAAGTAGGTTTTACTTCTCTTTCCATATATCATCCTTCCTAAATTCTTTTAGCCATTCTTTGTCTTGTTTAGCTATGTTGTACTCTGAGATAGCTACAAGACCTAGAATCAGTGCTACAAATAGTATCCAAATTAGTATGTACATTCTTTTTTCTCAATTTCTATCATAATTTTCTCTAGTTCGTCATCTGGTACAATACCCTCAAAGATATTCTTTACGAGCTCCTTTGATTTTTCATTGATAATTTTTCCTGATAAATTGCCTAAAGCTTCTAGTGTAGCAAGAGTAGCCTCTACATCGTCAGAGTCTATACTGACGAAAGTGTTGGCTTTGTAATGACCATTTTCACTAGATATCTTAATATTTACTTCTGCTACTGGTTTTTTCATATATTATCTCTCTTTGTAATGGATGTATTAAATTGTTTTATGGGAAGAAAAGTCTGGCTGTTACTAGATTTTTGATTAAGTAGGAGACTTTATGGAGTCTAGTCATTTAACCACACACTTTACAAATTTCTACGCCAATGGTTCAAACGTAGATCTGGGCACCAGACTATTTAATAATTGTCAGATAGTGCGCTAATCCACTCTTTGACCACCTTCATGTCAGACTCTAAGTCATTTATCCATTGATCGGCAGAAGGTATATCTTCTCTGTTGATTATGAGTGAGTCTACAGTATTACTCATGGCTTTATATAACTTCCATAATGCAAGTACTGCTTTCTTTCTTTGAGTTATCATCTAGACGCTCCTTTTCGCTTATACCGCTTACTACTCTTCTGATATACGACTTCATATGTATATTCAGGGTGGGCTGGTAACCACACCTTCTCTAGGATCTTACGACGCCATTTATAGTCATCAGTTTCTACGCCTTTTGCTTCGCGTAAAGTGAATGATCCGTCTAGATTATGTATTCTAAAGTCTACTTTGTGACGATATGGGAACGCTGGATTGCCGTTTTCGTCATAGACCCAACCTTCTATTCTGTATTGAGTGTCATAGTCTTTTATCTGGCCGAGATTCTTTTCGATTTCTAGCTCGGCGGCTACTTGTGCTTCAAACTTTGAATCGTATATCTTACCATTCATTTCGGTACGCTTAGCACCGTATTTATTAGTCTTACCAAGTCTACCTATCTCAGTACCACAATTACGACAAGTGAGCCTTCCTCTGGATATCATGAGATGCTTAGATTTACACTCTGGACAAGTGGCCACAGACTTAATGCTATCTAAGTCAAACTTCTTGTGAGTTGCTCTTATATACATTACTGCTTGCCCTTTTGTTTACGACGCATACGATTGCGCCAATTGCGAAGACGTTTTATTAAGTAGTCTTCACTCTCTAACTTTTCGTACTCTAGCTTCACTCCAGCTAGTAAACTTTGTTTATCAGCCATTATAGATTCTCCTTATACGCCCCTGTGCGATATGTAGTCCATGCTTTATAGCCTTGAGACTGCCAAACTCGATAAGCAACTCTTACAACTGTTGCGGTGTCGTTTCTATCATCGTGAGGTTGAAAATGCAGACAGCCAACCTGCAATACACCATAGCTACCAACACATACTCCGTGATTTTCAGAGTTGGTAAGATTATGATTAAGCGGATTACAGCTTCTATTCTCAGCCTTAGCGATAGCTAGCATTAGACTAACATCCCATCCTGAATATTTTGACAGCTCCCGTCGAACCAATTCGCAGCCCGATACCGCAACTGGTTTTGGTTGCGGCACGGTTGGTTCGACTTTCGGATCTGTCTTTGCAGCGCTTTTATCTATCTCGGAAATAGCTGCGGACTTCCGAGTTACTTTTTTAACTGTAATGTTGCTTGACGGACCTTATTATCAACTTCCTCTGTCTTATTGATCTGATATTGAATACCCGCGTAAAATGCTATAGCGGCAGTAATCATGATAATTAATAAGATTGATTTAGCTTTTTCAAGCAATTGCTTCCAGTTGATATTATTCTTTTTTGATTCGTTGATATTTTTTGTATTATTTTTCATTTTATTTCTCCTTTATTGTTCGCTTAGCGACTGAGTTAGTGGGTGGCGGCTTTCTTAAAATTTATAGATACTCACGAGACGCACCCACCGACACAGCCGCTAATAGTTTATTGATGCCCTAATTGTTAAAGATCACTTTCTGACATATTTGCTTTGAGTGTTCTAGCTAATCTCCGTCACTCCTATAATTCTCGCTATTGAGTCGGATTGAGCTATATCTTTCAATGCAGTCAGTGTAGTTGTTCTGTCTACAAGAGGTCATCAATTTCAGATTGCCAACCTCTTCAAACAGAAAAACCCGCTGGCTCTCTACTTCCAGCGGGTTTTGCTATACAACAAAAAT